ATCGGCATCCTTTGATTCTGGACTGACTTCCGTGACGTATGGTTCAACTATTCTTTATGATTACATCATCAACAATAACGGACAATATGTTTTGACAAACAAACTTTACGAGCAAAATCTAAACGAGGCGAAAAGGAGGATCAGACTCCCTCGACCTGCGGCAATGCCTGTGATTATTAAGGCGTTTGAAAGAGCGATCAAATCATGATCAAACGAGATCAAATCTCAAAACTAAATGATCTTGATATTGATCGTATCATTATCACAAATGATTTTGGTCTTGAGGCTGACATCACTGAATTTATTACCAGCCTTGGTTTTTACGAGTCAATCTTCACACCATTTATTGTTGGCGATATGACCTTACAAGACATGCAAGATATCATGACGAATCTTAGTATTGTTGGTCGTGAAAAAATTACAGTGTCGTTTAGCACTCCGGGCATTGATCCAGAAATCAGAACTGTTAACTTTAGAGTCATCGGTCAAAAAAGTAAAATTCAACCAAACAAGTCTAGAGGTTATATTCTTAATCTGAGACTTGTCTCTGAAAACTATTTTAAAAATCAAACCACACGCGATAGCGTATCAATCAAGGGTAAGCCGGAGGTCATTGTTCAAAAAATTAAAGAGGAGTATCTAAGTCCTGATATTTCTTTGGCGTTCGATGAAACCAATGATGAAGAATACTCATTGGTGTTTCCATTTCAAAGCCCATTAGAGATGATTCAAAAAGTAATGGTGAACGCGACACCATCTGATTCAACTGTTCCAGAGTTTGACGCAGGATTTTTGTTTTATGAGACAATCGATGGCTTGAACTTCAAATGCTTTAATAATCTTTTTAAACAAGCACCCTCATACGTTTTCTTTAACAGTGATACTATTGGTGCTGATCCAAAAACTGACGAGTTCACGCAAGGCACTTTCATTACAGAAAAAGTTGTTTTTAGAGACTCATCAAACAGAGTAAAACAATACGAAAATGGTGCGTTTTCAAGCAGAACATACTTTCATGATTTGACAACAAAACAATGGGGTGCAAGAAACTTTAGTTACATTAATGAAAACTTGGTAAATGAAAAGTCAGGGAGTCCTAATACTTTGAACACAAATTTGAATGCACCTTTGGCAAGGGCAATCGCAACAGCACAAAATATTGACAACACAATGTTCCCAGTGGTTTCTCAAAATCAAGTAGAAAACTATTCACCTCAAAAAATATTTTTTGCACCACGACATACAAATGTGCAGGGTGAAGATTTTGGAACAAATGAGAATAACTACGAAACACTTCCAAGAGTGAAATCTAATATGTCACTTTACAATGATACCGAGGTTGAGATTACCGTCTCGGGCAACTCACTTCTTCGTGCAGGACAAGTTGTAACTTTTATGGTGGCAAGAAACGAACCAGTTGATAAAATTAAAAGTAGTGCCAGTGAATTCAATGAAGAAAAAAGTGGCAAGTATGTGATTAGTAGTGTTCACCACAGATTCTTTTTACAAGACGGAAGTTACAAAACTTATCTAAATCTTGTAAGAAACTTTAGAGGCTCTATCGTGCCAAGTCAACAAAACCCTGTGAATTCGGAGGAAGCAACATGATGACACAAATGTATCAAGGAGTGGTTGAGGATCGCAATGATCCACTAAGTTTGGGCAGAGTTCGCATTCGATTTGTTGGTCTTCACAGTGAGGACAAACTTAAAATTAAAACCGAGGATTTGCCTTGGGCTTATCCTGTTCAACCGATTACGTCTGCCGCCATGAATGGCATCGGCACTTCACCATTGGGTCCAGTGGAGGGGACTTGGGTTGTTGGTTTCTTTAGAGATCAAAATATGCAACAACCTGTTTACTTTGGAACCCTTGGCGGTGTGCCACAAGAAGTTTCCGATCCCCAACAGGGATTCAATGATCCTAATGGTAGGTATCCCCTTGAACCATACGTTGGAGAGCCAGACACGAACCGACTCGCTCGCGGACAAGAAGAAGGCACGATTGTTGAAATCAAAAAAGAAAATGTTGATCGGCTTACGACAACAGTTGGTGGAGGACAGACAGAAGAAATCGAAGAGCCTACACCACCTTTCGCCGCACAGTATCCCTTCAACCATGTGAAAGAAACTGAGTCGGGACACATTCAAGAATTTGATGATACGCCCGATGCTGAAAGAATCCAGACATATCACAGGTCAGGGACATTCGAGGAGATTCATCCTGATGGAACGCGAGTGGTCAAGGTCGTGTCAAAAAATTACACGGTGATCATGGGAGAAAATGATATTCACATCGCACAGGACTCAAACGGTCAAGTTGAGGGATCTGTAAATCTTCTGGTGAACGGGGACGTAAACTTAAAAGTTGACGGAGATATGGAAACGAATGTCGGTGGTGATTACAAACTAGAGGTCGGGGGATCAGTCACGATCAAGGGTGGTCCCAGAATCAAGATGAACGCGAGTTCGATCAATTTGAACTGAGGTAAAGATGAGTAACGGTGCAAGAGACATTACTGACATTCCCGCTTACTACGACTATCTCGTTGGTCTTGGTTTTTCTTTTCATATTTTTAAAGAAGAGCCAGAGTATGACACATTTACTTCATATTCACCTAGAGGTTTTATTCTTCCTACTGGTGGGTCATACAGCACGGCAAGACAACACTTTATTGAAATGATCACCGAGGGTGGTCACGGAATCAATCGACCCATGAATGATGCTGAGATTCTCGCACAGCACAGTGATTTGACGCAAGACGAAATCACAAGTATGCGTGCTGCGTATCAAAGAAATATCACTCGAAGACCATTTAAACTTCCAATTGAAATTACAGGTTTGAACTTTCCTGAACGGGAACTTGAAACTATTCAAAGATACTTGGGTGAGTTTTACGAAGAGGTTTCTTCAAGAAAACCTTATAGAGAAAGCGGTGCAAGAAAAAATATTTTTGTTCCGAAACAATATTCACAAAATACAACCGGATCGGCGGTCGGACGAATTGGAACCATACCCGGAGCGAATCCAAAGCCGGGATCATTTTGGTATGACAACAGAGAAGGAAAACTGTTTGCCTACCTCAATGACGGAAGTGGAAGCACTTTGAATTTTTGGGTGGAGGTGGGCTAATGCCGGGTGTCGCAAGAGACTCTGATGCGTGTGGTGGTTCAATCATCGGATCAGGATATACAGTTTTTGTAAACGGAAAACCTGCCGCGTTAGTTGGTGACCCGATCACTCCTCATGGTGACTCACCTCACACCACATCACGATTGGTCAGTGGGTCAGGTAACGTATATTTTCAAGGAAAGTCCGTGGCAAGAAGTGGAGATGTCGCAAGTTGTGGTCACAGTATTTCTTCATCTTCAACAAACGTAAATGCAAACTAAGGAGTAAACATGCCACTTATTGATTTAGATTTGTTCAACCCGAGCGGTTGTGAAACACCACCTTTACCATTTTCCCCAGAGCAGATTGAGGTTCTGAAAAGTGTCGTGGATGGAACGGCTTTTGAAAATCCTGTTGCGGGTGTTGTGAATCAGGTGAATAGTGCCGCCGTGGCTGCTGTTAGTAAAGTTGATTCATTGCGGGGAAATGTCAATGATATATTTGGTAAACTACCAGATATCAGTGACGCACTTGAAGATCTATCCGCCCATATTAGTGATTTTTCACAACATGCCGACAGGCTTTCTGGTGTGACTGATGTTGGTAATTTGGGTGACCTTCCCGGTCTTGCAGGTCTTAACTCTTTGGCTTCAAATATTAATAATGTAAAAAACTCAATTGAACAAGATACGTTTGGTGAAGATGTGGTAGATCATTACTCTGCGATGTTTTCAAGCATTCTTGGTCCCGGCTCAACTCTGTTTGAGGGTGCGAACGCACTGATTGAGGGCGACTTAGAGGCGTTCCTTGGTCAAGTAGAAGCCAGTGGTAATGTCAATTTTTCCAAAGCAAATAGCATACTTAACTCTATAAATCAAATCGGAGAGGACATTCAAAATATCATTGAATCTGATAATGATTATGCTCTGGCGGCGATTGATTATTTGGCAAAAGTTTCCCTCGGAACGTCCGTGCTTTCGATGGTCGAAGATCCTTGCTTCGGACAAAAACTTTTACAGCAAGTTGTCAAACCAGATATTAAAGGTTTGTTGAATATTTAAGATACATACTTTCATGGCAAGATACGTCGATATAGATTTGGACTTTACGAGAAACCCGTTGACAAATGATGTTTCTTTGTTGTTTAACAAGGAAGCGGTCAAACGGGCAGTCCGTAATATTGTTCTGACTAATATGGGCGAAAAACCTTATAAAAGTGAATTCGGTGGCAACATCAAAGCACAACTTTTTGAGCAGTTCAATCCCATCACAGTTTTGACTCTCAAGACAAGAATTCAAAAGGCGTTGGAAACGTTTGAGAGAAGAGTCGATCTTCTCAAAGTTGAAGTGACTCCAAACTTTGATCGAAATGAATTGACTGTGAGCATTGTAGTCAAGGTTCTTAATATTCCTGAGCCTGTAACTGTTGATATCACCCTAGAAAGGATCAGATAATGGCTAGCACAAAAAGCCTCTCAGTCAACTCACTTGATTTTACACAAATCAAAACAAACATCAAAACTTTTTTGAAAGACCAATCAACTTTCAAAGATTACGATTTTGATGGATCTGGTCTTTCCGTTCTGATTGACACACTATCGTATGTCACATATTACCAAGGTATTTACAACCACTTTGCCGCAAACGAACTTTTCATCGATACAGCCGTAAAGAGATCCTCTGTTGTTTCACACGCAAAATCACTCGGGTACAATCCAAGGTCAATTTCTGCCGCGACCGCTACTGTTGACATCACAGTAGGTGGCTCTGGCACTTACTTGAGGCGAGGTGATATCTTTAACTCTAGAGAAAATGATATTTCATATAAGTTTTCTCCAGTAAAGGATTACACATCAACAGATGGAAAGATCACGAACGTTGATATTAAACAAGGCACATACAAATCTAAATCTTTCGTGGTTCCAAACTCGCTCGCCAACCAAAGATTTATTTTAGATGATAACAATATTGACACGACCACCATCGAAGTGACTGTGCAAAGAAATATTGGTGATACCGTAGGCATCACTGATGTTTGGAACAATGCATCGAGTATTGTTGAAATTATTTCCACCACCAAAGCATATTTTGTCGAGGAAGATTTTGACGGAAGATATGCTGTCACTTTTGGCGATGGTATCATTGGAGAAAAACTTCAAGCAGGAAACTTTGTCACTGTCACATACCTTGTCACACAGGGTGCGATCGCAAATGGAATCGGCTCAACAGATTCAGAATCGGCAAGAACCTTTTCCTTTGGCACTGGCAACACAGTTGAGGTTGTGGATGCTGCGGCAGGTGGATCACCAAGAGAGTCTCTTGAAAGCATTCGATACAATGCACCTAAATCATTTGTCACGCAAAACAGAGCCGTAACTCAAGACGATTATGAATCCCTTGTCAGGTCAAACTTCTCTGGGTTTGATGCAGTTTACGCTTACGGTGGTGAGGAGGCAAATCCTCCACAATATGGAAGAGTGTTTGTTGCGATCAAACCAACATCAGGTACAAAACTAACGACCACACTCAAAAATTCTATGGAGACTTTTTTGAAGAAAAGATCAAGCCTCTCCTCCACGCCAGTCGTTATTGAATCAACACCTTTGTTTGTTTTGAGTAACACAAATGTTTTTTACAATCCTGCTGAAACTTCGCTCAGTGATTCTTTGTTGAAAACTGGTATTGAAGCGACAATCACAAATTACATTACGCTTCGAACAAATGCATTTAACACTACAGTTTCATCTTCTTTGATCGAAAATGATGTAATCTCAAATTACGATAGTTTGTCTAGCGTCATCAACACCCTCTCTCTTGAGAGAAGATTTGATGCAGTGCCGATCAAGTCGGGCTACGATATTATTTTTAGAAACCCTATTCTTTATCCTCATGCCGGACATATTAGTGCATTGTCTACCAATGAGATTCGCTACACGGATGATGCGGGTTTACAATACTCAGGATTCTTTGATGAAGATGGTAATGGTAGGGTTCGTTTCTACACAGTCGTTGAGGGAGAGCGTTTTTATGTCAACACCAATATGGGGACTATTAACTATGATACAGGTCTTGTGTCTCTTAGATCAGTTGTAATTGAACCGGGACTCAACGAAACTGATATCAGATTCAGA